CGAAGACGTCGTTCAACGCCGGGCGCCGGCTGTTGACGATGGGCCAATTCTCGGGCAAGGACATGTTCGCCAAGAGATATGCTTTGACCGCAAAGCAGGAGATCGGCGATGCGGGCGCGTATTTCGTTTTCACGGTGGAGCCGCGCGAGGATGCGTCTGAGGAGGAGTACGGCACGGGAGCGAGCTTGTGGGAGTCGTTCCATGCGCGCGCGATTCAGGTTCACGACGAAAAGCCGGAGGATATCGGATCCGGTGACGCCGGGGCCGGATCAGAAGCACCGACGTTCGAGTAAAACCCCCAACGAGTCGTCAAGGCGATCCCGGCTCGAGTTGACAGAGAACCGCCAAGTATTTATATCGTACCAATCAAGGGGGCGTGATGTCAGTATATTCATATATTTTGGAGAAGGCCGTTTTGTCGGAGGATCACAAAACGGAGTTGAAAAAAAAGCGGGGCTTCAGCGATCAGACGATCGCGGACAATAGATTCTTCTCGGGCGGTCGGTATCTTTTGGATATCGAGGCAGAGATCGTCAGTAAGTTCGGCAAGGATGAGCTGATCGAGTCAGGCGTATGCGTCGATAGCGGCAAAGGTCTGACGCTGTCGCCGATGCTGCTCGATAACAGGATCATCATACCGTATATCGATCGCGATGGCGCGTGTACGTTGTTAAGGCCACACAAGCTGGGACTCAAGAACGTTCCTATCCAGATTTATCAAGAGCGCAATCTCACCGGCAATAAATCAATCATCTTGACAGAGGGCGAATTCAAAGCAGCTGCGGGCTGCCAGTTAGGTTTTCCGACGCTGGCGGTTCCGGGCATTTCGTCGTTTTCAGACAGCAATTTCCCGAAGCTGGTTGCGCTGCTCAATCGCAATGGCGTGCGCAACGTGTGGATCATGTTCGACAACGAGGTCAAGGACGATCCTAAGTTTGCGGAGAGATATAAGGAGAACCCGGCCGATCGGTTCGACACGCAGTATTATGCGTATTTCATGGCGTACACGCTCGAAAAAGAGGGCTTCAACACGCGGGTGGCGTGGCTGCCGGATGGATGGCGAGTGCAGGGCAAGATCGACATCGATGGGGCGCTCGCGCAGGGTAAAACAAAAGACGACTTCATGGCGATCATCAATACCGCAAAGACTTGGCGGGAGTTCGTGGAGGATCAGCCGAAGGACGTGCAGGCGATCTTCAAGCGCAAGAACGCGAAGAAGTATTTCCGCAGCCATATCAGGAAAGAATTCGGCCGGTATGTCGCGGTCAGGCATCGCGCGAAGCATGAGTTTGAGGAGATCATCAGCAATTTCACGCTGCGCATCGTGTCGACGCATGAGACGCCGGAGGGCATGATCAGGTCGGTTCAGATGATCAATGAGTTCGGTGAGTCGGCGTCGTTCGCTTATATATCGCCTGAGGAGATGGGTAACGAGGCGTTCAAGACGTTTTGTTTTGCAAAAGGCAATTTCATCTGGACGGGGCATCCTGAGGATCTGCTCAACATCTGGAAAGCGGAATTCTTGGAGGATGACGGGCGGCACATCATCGAACCTAATCATATCGGATGGATCCCGGATGAGAGTATGTGGTTGTTCGGCAATGTCGCGTTGAAAGACGGCAAGGAGATGCGGCCGGACAAGAACGGCGTGTTCTGGACGGAGAAAAAAGGGTATAAGCCGATCGCGCTGTCGGAAGACAATTCCATGCCGTTTATATCGCTCAAAGCGCCGGCGATCGCTGAGATCCTCGGCAATTTGGGCGATACGATCGGCATCGATGAGGCAAAGCTGGTCATGGGGTGGACGTTCTCGGTGGCGTATCTCGAGGAAATCTTTGCGCTGTATTCGTGTTTCCCGTTCTTGTTTTTGACGGGGAAAAAAGGATCCGGCAAATCGCACGTCGCGGATTGGTTGATGTCGTTTTTCGGCGTCGAGCAGTCGGGCAAGCAGGCGGGCGATTCGACGACGGTCGGGCTGCAGCGGTGCCTTGAGTATTATTCGTCGCTGCCGGTGTTCATTGACGAGTATAAAAACACGCAGAAGATCACGATCAAAAACGGTTTTTTCCGTAACTGTTACAACCGTCAGTCGTCTTCCAAAGGGATCAAGTCGAACTTCGGGATTCGTAACGCTAAGATTAGAGGCACCCTCTTGTTCGCTGGTGAAGAAACCCCAGAAGACGCGGCTCTCTTGTCCCGTTGTATTCCGGTGCTCGTGACGCTTAAGCGCCGCACGTCCGATCATTATGAGTGGTTCCAGTCGCAGAAGCATGGGTTCTCGTATCACTTCCTTGAAGCCATCAGGCATAAGGACACGGATCGCTTCGTCAAGATCATGCATCAGGCGAAGGAGTTCTTCACCGATCTGGGAATGGACGACCGCATGGCGATCAACTACTCGGTGGCTGCGGCCGGATATGCGGTGGCGTTCGATGATGCGGATGTGGCGTTCGTCAAGTGGATGGGCGCGGAGGTAAGGCGCGTCAAGAAGGATCAGGATTCGGAGAGCACGGTCGATATGTTCTTCGCGGATCTCTTGACGCTTAAGCTCACGGGCCGGATCAATGAGAAGTATTGGGAGGTTTCGGACGGCCGTGTGTATCTCTATTTCCACGGCCTTTATAACATCTGGTCGGAGGACTACCGCAAGCGCAAGGGCGAGGCCGGATTCAAGGCCTCAAGCATCAGGGACTATCTCAAGGAGGAGCCGGGGTTCTTGGATTCGCGGTGCAGCAAGCGGCTGGGCAAGGATGTCTTCTCGTGCGTCGTGTTTTCTCTTGAGGACTGCCGGGAAGAGCTGCGGAACCTCGTGGGCGATGTAAGCGGCGAAGTGCTTACAAGTTCGCACAATGTAAGCGCAGACAATTTGCTGTAAGTTTCGCAAAACATTAAAGTTGTGGAAAAATGTAAGCGTGTAAGCGGTAAAAAGCAAAAAATACTAACTTTAGAAAAAAATATCAACTCCGATGAATTGTGTGTTTTCAGGGTTGATATGTATTTTCAGTGCTTACATGCCTACATGCTTACATTTTGGCGTAATTCGTTGTGAGAGTTAAGGATAAAATGTAAGCGTTTTTTGTAAGCGTTTTTTAAGGGGTGCGGACATGGCAAACGCATTTGAGTTGGTCAAGGAAGAACAGGCGCAGTCGGAAGTCGCGGAAAACGACGCATGCGCGGCGTTCCTGCGCGTCTACGAGGCGTTCTGTAAGGCATGCGCGTGGATGGCGGCGCCCGGCCGCGTTGTTGGTGCGTTTGATCGCGCGCGGTTCTACCAGCTGGAGCGTAAGGTTGACGCGCTATGGGCGGCATTGAGTGTTCAAGATCGCGAGTCGATCTGTCAGGTGTTGTTTCCTGCCGGGACTATGGTGCGCGCGACGCTAGAGGTGTTTAGAGGAAAGGTTGTATCGCTAATATAGACACTTGGATTTAACAAGGAGGAGGGTATGGGTAAGAAAAAGGCCGTAAAGGAAAAAGGATCAGAAAAGTCGTCCACGCCGAGGGAAATGACCCTTGAGGAGCTACGCCTTTCGCCAGACCGCGCTGTCTGGGTGGACGGCAAAGGTTGGGACGACCGCTGGGCGGCCAAGCAGATGGGCCGGAAGGACTATTACATCGTGCCCGTGGAACTGGAGAAGCACGGGGACCTGGCAGAAGCCGAGAAAATCGCCGCAGAACTGAAAGGCGAACTCTTGCCTGCTTTTTTCTTGGCAAGTCTTTTTGACTACGACAAGGGCTGCATGGTTCCGGCAGCCGTCAAGATGGGCTTTAAAACCGATGACTGGTATTGGGCTAAAGAAAAATGGCCCGGCCATCCGGGTTGCACCCGGATGGTCGATCTTTGCGATGGCTACGTGAGCGGCTGCGGCAAGGGCAGCAGCGGTTATGTGCGGTGTTATAGGGTAGAAAAATGAAAAAGAAATATGATTGAGGGTGAGCGTCATGTGGGAAGCGATGACCGATGACAAGAGGGCCCTGGTGGTTGAGGCGCTCTTGGCGAAAGGATATCTGCCGCGGATGGTGCGGCGCGTGTTGGAGGTGTTCGGAGGGAAGGTGGTTGAGATCATATGAGCACTCTTTTGATCAAGTGTCTTTTGGTTGAGTATTGTGTCATTCTCGCGGCGTGCTTATGGGAGCGTAATTATCCTCGCGCGTTGTATTGGACGGGGGCGTCTATATTGCAGGTGAGTATTTTATGGGGCATGAAGTAACTTTCGTCAAAGGCGAACGCATCATTATTAAGGGGATCACATTCGTGGTCCGGTGGGCGTCGCTTCGATATAGGATTTTAATTCTAAAGGAGGAGCATGGACAAGATAACGTGGCACATAGAGAAGCGCAGGATAGCGGAACTGAACCCAGCGCAGTATAACCCTCGCAAGATATCACCCAAACAGGTGGAGGACCTCGGGCTCAGCGCGTCGCAGCGCGACCGGGTCCGGGCAATATGGGAGAGCAGGCACAAAAAGGAGGACGCATGAAGATCGTGGTGCAGAAGAACAAGAGGGGCAGGTGGTTCTGGAAATTGGTGGCACGCAACGGCAGGATATTGGCGGTGTCCGAGGACTACACGCGCAAGGGCGCGTGCTACGACACGGTGCACAGGCTCGGGGTGGCGAAGGTCGTGGAAAAATAGGCGGACGAAGCGCAAAAAACGGGGGGATGATGGCGAGACCAAGGATCAGGCTGACGGAGGGAATGGGAATCTTATGCCGGAGAATTATTGACAGTTGAACCAGAAGTTCATAATCCGCCTTACGGTGGATGGATAAGCGGAGGCGGATAAATGACCCAAGGCGTCACAGCCCGGGAGCAGGCGATCTATTGGATGAGTGCGCAAGACAAGGAGAAAGGGATGGGTGGTAATGTGATAACAATCAAGCAAGAATTGTTTAAGATTTTTAGCGAATTCGATCTCAACAGATTAGACTACCACAAGGCCGTGGATCGGATTCATGAGCTTTATCTCAAGAGGCTTCCAACCGCCAACCGAAAATCCTGCCTTGTTGGTGAGCATTATCATCAGCGGTTCAAAGAAGGATGGAATAGTTGTTTGAGACGCGTCAAGGAGGCATTGAATCAATGACATGGCTACTGACGATTCTCTCTTTGGTTGGTGTGGTTCTTAATATCAAGAAGGCTCGCGCGTGCTTTTATATCTGGGCGTTCACAAATGCGGCGTGGGCTGTTATAGATTATCGCGCGGGTCTTTTAGCGCAGAGCGCGTTGTTCGCGGTTTATTTCGCGCTGGCATTGTGGGGGATAGCTTCATGGCGGAAGTGACGTTTCATAAAGGCGATGAGGTAATCGTCAAGGGCTTACGCTTCACGGTCGCATGTGCGATGCGGAGGATGGGGATATTGATACTTAAGTTAAAGGAGAAACATGAAGATCCAAAAACCACAGGCGAAAGCGAATAGAAATTGTTAGGATTTTATTTAAACACGCTTTTAATGATATTAGGAGGCCATTTAATTATGAATAACTTAACTTGGCGCACAGAGAAAAGAAAAATTAGCGATCTTGTACCGCATACACAAAATCCACGCAAGATGTCAGAAAAGCAGATGAGCGACTTGCGCGCATCGATTGAAAAATTTAACCTCGCGGAGATTCCTGCGATAAATGTCAATAATAAGATTTTAGCAGGGCATCAGCGACTGAAGGTTATGGCGATGATCGGAAGGGGCGAAGAAGAGATTGATGTCCGTGTGCCATCTCGCGAATTGACTGCCGAGGAAGAAAATGAATATTTAATCCGTTCAAATAAGAACGTCGGCGAATTCGATCTTGATGCGTTGTCTAATTTCAGCGCAGATCTGTTGAAGGATATAGGTTTCAGCGCAGATGAGTTGCAGACCATATTCGATACGGATGTGGTCGAAGATGGGTTTGACGCGGGCGCCGAGTATGCGGCGATTACGGAGGCCGAGACAAAACGGGGAGATCTTTATGTTTTGGGCAAGCATCGTCTGTTGTGCGGGGATTCAACGTCGCACGATGATGTGGCGCGCGTCATGGCGGGTGAGATGGCGGATATGTGCTTCACGGATCCGCCCTACAACGTCGATTACAAATACGCCAAATATGAGGCAATCCACAAGGGCCGCAGGCGTAAGTTCTTAAACGGTGGCAAGATATTCAACGACAAAAAGACGCCGGAGGAATTCTATCAGTTTTTACTCGATGTGTTCACGCTGGTGCGGATGTTCTCTAAGCCAGAAATGTCGATCTATGTGTGCCACACCACGAAGACGCAGGATGAATTCTTTGACGCATTCCGAGACGCAGGGTTTCACTTCTCGCAGACGATTATATGGCTTAAAGAGCGCATCATCTTGGCGCTTGGTCAGGATTATCATCGCGTCTATGAGCCAATTCTGTTCGGGTGGAAGAAAGGCGAGAGCCACTACAAGAATAAGAAGATCACCACTGAGAAGGAAGTTTGGGATATGGATCGCGCATCGTTTGAGGAACGCCTTGATGTGTGGTTCATCAACCGTGATAAGTCAAGCGAGTATGAGCATCCGACACAGAAGCCTGTGCGCTTGCCGGAGCGCGCCATAAAAAAGAACTGTCCGCAGGGGGGGGTAATCCTCGAGCCTTTCGGGGGGTCGGGATCCACCATGATGGCGTGCGAGCAGCTGGGGCGAAGATGCTTTTCAATTGAGCTGGATCCGAAGTACGCAGATGTGATCGTCAAGAGATGGGAGAGGTTCACGGGCCTTAAAGCACAAAAGGCCTAAAATCCCTCGCGCGCGAGGAAAATTCCCTGGGCGAGGTCACATCCGGGGATCTATATAGATCTTAGAGAGAGGGTCAACCAACATGGGGGTGGTGATGGCCGAGGATGGGCGGTGTCCGTATTGCGGCAAGAGACCTAAGAAAAGGGTGACGTGTGGGCACTGGGAGTGCCAACACAAGAGGCATGATGAGAAGGTCAGGGAGTGGTGGCGCATTCACGGGAAGGTTTACAACGGATTGAGGGGGTCGCGCGAGATGGCTGTTGCAGGGGTGTAACTTTTTACAATATATTGTTGGAATAAATCGACAGGAGGGATTATATGATATAAATTTAAAGTAGATAAGTCATGCGGGTCGCTCCCGCAAAATTTAGGGCAATCGTGTGCACACGCGCGATTGCCCTTTTTGTTTGGTAAATTGAAATTTTGAAAGAAATTTATGTATAAAAAAAGCAAAATCCTAAAGGCGTTGCGTGCGGAGCTTGAACAAGGCACGGCGCTTTTGGTTGCACAGAAGCGTGTCGGGCTGAAAAGTTGCGGCACGCTTTTTTATTGGCGCCAAAGGCCGCTCATTGATCGTTACGTTAAGGCGTGTGTTGGGCGATGTGATCGCAAGCGCATCCAGGTGGTTGAAGACGCGCATTTTAAGGCGGCGGCAGAGGGCAATGTGCGCGCGCAGGAAAATATCCTCTATAATCTCGCGCCGCATAGATGGCGCAAAAACCGCGACGAGCTTCCGCGTTCCGGCGACGTCAACGTCAGTGTCCATGTGCATCCGGGACGCACGACCGTCTTTAAGGATTTAGGATTAGACGATGGATCAGATCATCCACATGCCGTTCAAGGCGCAGAGGGTCATCGGGTCGCGGACGCGATACAAAGTCCTTGAGGGCGGGCGAGGATCGGGGAAATCGTATTCGTTCGCGGACGCGCTGTTAGACCGGGCTCTTTACCATAAGACACGCATATTGTGTACGCGCGAGATGCAGAACTCGATCCGCGATTCGGTGCATCGGCTCTTGCAGGATCGCATCGCGGCGCTGGATTACGCGACATGGTTTGATGTCTACAGGGAGTCTATTACCTCCAAGATCGGCTCGGAGTTCATCTTTAAGGGGTTGCGGCACAATATTTCGGAAATCAAGTCAACAGAGGGCATTGACATCTGCTGGGTTGAGGAGGCCGAGAAGGTCTCCGAGGATTCGTGGACGATCCTCATTCCGACGCTGCGTAAAGAACCGGCCGAGACGCTCTCGGGCGCTGCGGAGATATGGGTGTCATTTAACCCGGAGGATGAGCACTCGGCGACGTATCAGCGTTTTGTGGTCACGCCGCCGCCGTCATGCGCGCACGCGCATATGACGTTTGCGGATAACAGATTTTTCCCGGAGGTTCTGCGCCGGGAGATGGAGTATGACAAGAGGGTCGATTATGAGAAATACGAGCATGTGTGGCTGGGTAAGGTTAAAAAATACGCGCAGGCGCTTATATTCCGCAACGTGCGCGTTGAGGAATTTGAAACACCGGCTGACGCGCAGTTTTTCTTCGGGGCTGATTTCGGTTTCTCAAACGATCCGGCTGTTTTGGGTCGTATGTTCATTCAGGACAAGACGTTATTTATCGATTATGAGGCGTATGGCGTGGGGGTTGAGATTGATGAGCTGGAGAGATTCTACGACGCGGTGCCGGAATCGCGCAAGTGGCAGATCATTGCCGACTCCGAGAGGCCGGACACAATATCACACCTTAAGCGACGGGGATTTCGTATTGTCGGCGCAGCAAAAGGAAAAGGATCGGTGGAGGACGGGATCGCTTTCCTGCGCGGATTTGAGGCCATTGTCATCCATCCGCGTTGCCGGGGCGCGGTTGACAACTTCCAAAACTACAAGTGGAAGCAGGACCGCATTACAGGCGAGATCCTGCCCGTTCCAAAAGAAGGTTCTGACCATTGGCCGGACGCGGCTCGGTATGCGCTTGAACCTTACATTAAGGCCAACGATGGCGGCATGTTCGCTTTGGGCGATGTCATGCCGAAATGAGGTGAAGAATGTTTGAGCTTTTTAAAGCACCGATAGTCATCAGAGAGTTGCGCCGGGAGGTGGCAACGCTTCAACACGACGTGGATATCCTCTCGTCGGATGTCGTGGCAAGCACGACATATCGCGGGAATCCCTATCCGTCATCTTCATCGGCTGTTACGGCCATCGCGCAGAAGTATGACGGCGTCGCGGAGTGGGGCAACCAGCAGATGCGCAACATCATCGACATCCGCTCTGCGTTCATCATGGGCCAAGGGCTGAAGCTCTCGGTCAAGAATGAAGCGGACAAGGCATCCCGGGAATATAAATATCTGGAAGAATTTGTCAAGTTCAACAACCTTAACGAGGAGCTTCCGCAGGACTTGGCCAAGGAGGCCGAAGTCGAGGGCCGGTGCCTTGTGCGGCTGATCCCGGATGTTGAGAAGAAGCAGATTGCGATCCGGTTTATTTCCTACTCGGCGAATAATTATAAGATCACGACGAAGGACAACGATTATCTGAAATACGACAAAGCGATCTACAGGAGCGAAGGCAAGGAGATCGTCATTGAGGCCGACGAGTTTGTCTACAAGCGCTTCGCGGGCCGCGTGGATAAGGTCAACGACGTCATGCCGAAGTGCGGCATGGTTTTGCGCCATGTAGAAGACTTGGACAAGGCTCTCGTGGACTGGCGTAAGATCAATCATCTCTTCGGGTCGCCGACGCCGTATTTTAAATGTGCGACAGAGCAGGAGGCCGATAAACTCACGAAGATCCTTGCGAAGATCAAATGGAACATCGGCAAGGCCCTATGCGGAACGGCGGATTTCTCTCTTGTCGGCATGACGGACGCGGGCAAGGACTCCATCGAGAAGGAGATCATCACGCTCTGCAAGATCGTTTCAGGCGCGACGGGCGTGCCGGTTCATTTCCTTGGGCTGCCGGATTTGATGAGCAATCGCGCCGTATCAACAGACCTTTTCGAGTTCATCAACGCCTCAACGAACAAAGAGCGTCTCATGTGGGCCGGGTTCTATGAAGAGCTTTTTGACAAGGTGTTGCGCATGGCCGCAAAGATGGACGGTAATGGCGGTCTCCAGGAGGGCAAGGTCAAGGCGACCGTGGCCGCTGTCACCGAGGCAAAGATGCGCGAGCTGGTCGATGTGTGGCTGCCTCTCTATCGCGAGAACGTCATCGACCTGGACTTCTTCCTTTCCAAGATCCCTGACGTGAACCCGGAGAAGGTCAAGCAGGCGCAGAGAGAGGCCGCGCAGAGGATCGTTGACGAAATGGCCGCGCGCGAGGAATCCGCTGCGCGCCTAAAACAGGACACGGAGGGGCAATGAGGACATATATCAGGGCGACGATCCAGAACATGGCTGACAGCGAGATCCTCGGCATGATCCCAAAGGACACGCTCGACAGAATCAAATCGACAGACAAAACCCCAGAGTTTCGCGTTTACTGCGTTGGGCATGAAGGGCAGGCCGAGCCGACCGAGGTCCGGTTTGGCGTCAAGATGCGTCAGGCGATGCAATACATGAAGGACGCCATCGTTAATCTCGGCAACAAGCTCGCGCTCGGCACGCCGTTGTTCCATAATCACGGCGCGACGAACGACACGACCGGCCGCGAGACGATCGGCGAGGTAGTCGGCAAGACCGTCCAGGCTGTCGGCAACAAGCTCGCCGTCTTGGCGGCAACGTATATTTACCCGCAGTTCCGTTCCCTGCCGCTCGATGTGGCTTCGTTCGAGGCAGACGTCGAATACACGCGGTCAAGGAGAGGGAACGAGGCGATAGATTTTCAAAATATCACAGGCATCGCGCTTGGAAACTCCAAGGTTAACCGCCCGGCGTTTCGCGGGGCGACGCTCTTGGGGACGATCCAGGCGTTCCAAAAAGGAGGCACGACAATGTTAACCAAAGAGGAGATTCAGGAAGCGATTCGCGAAGGCAAGTTGACCGTAGTGGATTTGTTCAGCGACAGCGAGATCATGAGTGCTGCGCCGGTCAAGAAGGCCATCGATAACGAACGCAAGCACACGCAGCGCATCGAGAAAGAGCGCGACGAGGAGCATGAGAAGGTCACCGTTCTGACGAAGCAGGCCGAGGAGAACGGCACCAAGATCAAGACGCTCACCGAGAGAGCCAACGTCGCATCCGTGCGCGGGCTGTTTACCAAGTCGGCTGAGACGCGCAAGTTCAACGAGAAGCAGAAGGCCTTTATCGAGAAGAACCTGGACAAGTTCAAGTCCGATAAGGAAGGCGACGCGCTTTCGGGCGAGTTCGATACGTTCGTCACGGCCCAGCTCAAGGAGTTCGATGATCTGGCGAAGATGTTCGGCGTCAAGGCGGACGAAAATGCCGCGGGCGATGATAAGGACAAGGACAAAGGCGGCGCCCCGTCATCGGATAACAAGGGTGGTGCGAGCGACAAAGAGGCGCTGATGGACCCGGAGAAAAACGACTTTATCCCCAAGGACGGGGAGTGAGATAAATTTCCCGGCTTGCAGAGAGACCTATGCGGCTGGCGTAAAAAGGTCTAAACGTTTAACGGTAATAGGAGGATCCAATGAGTGAAACAGCTTTGAAGTTGAGGTGTCCGCTGGCGGATTGCGACTCGATGAAGATCGAGGAAGCGCCGTCCCCGGGATATACCGCAGGCCAGCTCACGAAGGTCGAGGACACGGTCGGAGTCGTTGTGGAAGCGGCCGACAAAGGTGCCGAGGCCGTTCTGATCTATAAGGCCCCGAAGATCGTCGTCCCGAAGGTCGCAGGGACTGGCAAGACCATCGCGGCAGGCGCGAAGGTGTATTACAAGGCGGCAAGCGCGGCCGTCACGGGCGACAGCACGGGCAACACGCTTTGCGGCAGGTGTCTTGTGGCCGCAGGGGCGACGGATGACGAGGTCGAGATCGACCTGAATGGCGCCGTCGCGGCGTAAGGGATCAAACAGGTTTTTTGACGTTTCAACATCAGGAGGAAACATGAAAGGCAGAGTCATAGCAGACTGGACCAAGGTGGACTTTGAGAGCCGGGCCAGCCGCGCGAAGGTTGTGGGTGCCTTGCAGCACTTCATGCAGGCCCCGCAGCAGAACAAGACGCTTCGCGGCGCGTTCCAGGCTTTCGCCACGAAAGGGGACTTCCCTGCGGAGGTTTTGAGTATCCTCGAGAAGTTCCACGCGGTGCCGATATATGACCTCGGTTACGAGGACATCTTCGACATCAGGCCGTTCCAGAGCACCAAGGCATCAGGGTTTAAGATCTTGTCCGTCGAAAGCGGATTGACCTTCGCAAAGGTCAAATCCGGCGAGAAGGCCAAAATATTCAAGGTGTCCGGGTCAAGCGTCGATGTGACGTTCGATCTCTACGGCGGCGGCCTTGGATGGGATCGCGTGTTGATCGACGACGCGCAGTATTGGACGCTCGAAGACAATGCCATTGCCTTCCGCAACCAGGCGTATTACAGCCGCGCGGCCAACTTCTATGCCTTGATCGAGGCAGTTTCGGGCATGGATGTGACGTGGCAGAATCCGCTTCCCTCGACCTTGTCAAACACCAACGATCTTTACACGGCCAACAGAGACGCGCAGACGATCAATTATGCGTGCAATGCGATCTTGACGGCCCTGAAAGACAAGGGCATGGGCGTGACTCCCATGAGTCAGTTCATTGTCCTCGCCCCGGTTTCGATGAACAACAGAATCCCGGCGGCGTTGGCCTTGATGCAGCAGGCCGTGGCAGGTTCACCGAAGAAGGTCAACTTCAACATCCGGGTGATCTATACCATGATGTTGTCGAGCTCTTCGTATTACTACGTCATCCTTCCGAAACAGAAAATGAAGGGTGGCTACCGCATGGATCTCACCATCTATGACAAGTTTGACGAGATGTCCTATTCAGACATCATGGTCGGCTGGCAGAGATATGGCGGGGCTATCGGCGAGACGAATCAGGTCCGCAAGTGCGCGATTGCGTAGCTTAGATCGCAGCTGCGAGTAGACGGAACGGGGACCGTCGGGTTACCTCCTTTTCCCGGCGGTTCCCGTGTTCCGAAAGGATAGATGAGATGGGTGTGTTGAAGATGAGCGACCTGCCGGACGCGGCCAGGAGAGCTCAAAGGAAAAGGTGGACGCTTCCGCTCTACGGCGGCGAAAACACAAAGCGCCGGATGCTCTTCCAGGAGATGCCAAACGGTATCTGGGCCGGTCGGCGCTGTTTCATCGTGGGCGGCGGGCTGTCACTCCGGGGATTTGATTTCAGCCGTCTCAAGGGCGAGATTGTCGTCACGGTCAATCGGGGCCTCGAGTCTGCGCCGTTCTCGGCTGTCAACGTGGCGCAGGACCCGCGCCTCTGGGGGTGGTATGAGAGAGGCGATCTCGGGCAGGAGGCTCGCCGGAAGTTCAACGAATACAAGGGCCTGAAATGCTGGGTCAATGCGCAGTCTTTTCCGTTCCCGGAGGACCTTTATCTCGTCAATGCTGTTCCTATAGACGGCTATGAGAAATTTGACATCGTTGAGGGTGTCCCATGCCACGGCAATTCTGGGGCGAACGCCATCATGGTCGCGGCATGTCTCGGTGCGAACCCGATATACCTTCTTGGGTTCGACTGCAAGGGTGAGAAGGGGCGCACGGCTGATTTTCATTCGGGATATCCAGAGTCCGACCCAGAGAACGTCTATAAAAACTTCATTCCTGACTTTAAAGACGCGGCCTGGAGGCTTGCAAAAAAAGGCATCCGCGTCGTCAATCTCAATCCTGATAGTGCGATAAAGTGCTTCGACTTTGGACGATTCGAAGAGATAAGGCAAATCTCCGGGCCGATTTATGTATCATTTTTCACGAAGAATACGGCGTATGAGAAGGAAATCAAGAAACTCGAGATGTCTCTGATAAAGTTCGGCCTTGAATACGATTTTCTGGCAGATGACGATCACGGTTCATGGCGGGCGAATATCCACGGCCGCATAAAAATTTTGAGAGACTTCCTCGATAGGTATCCAGGGCGGGATATTGTCTACATCGACGCGGACGGCCTCGTCTGCAAATATCCTGACATCTTCGACGGATTCCAGGGGGACTTTGGTTTAGTCAAAATAGACCGCTCAAAGTATTTCCCAAATTGGAAAAAGGACGGCCAGGAGTGGTTTGGTCGGTGGGAATATCTTGGCGGGACGATGTATTTGAAGAACAACGCCCGCGTGCGTATGCTTTTGGACATTTGGGAAAAGCTCGATGCGCCGCTCGATACGCCATTGTCGCAATGCACGCTGATTAAGGCCATTGAGCAGGGTGAAAAATCCGGGTTGAAGGTTATCGAATTGCCAGAAAGTTACTGCCAGATCTTTGACATTATGGGCGAGAATGGCGAACCCGTCATCGAGCATTTTCAGGCGAGTCGCCGGTCTCTGTATTGCTACAAAAAACAAGGCGAGAAATACGTCTATCAATTCGGCGGCAACGTTTACAAATAGGGAGGCACATGAGCGGAAAATCGTCCAAGAAACTCAGGCGAGAGGTCAAGAAGCTTCAGGGGACGCTCGCCTCGGACCTGAAGGGATGGCTGCATGATCTCCCCATTGGCGATCGTCTCTGGGTCGCGACGAGGATCATTTTCAGGAGGCCGTGGTGAAGATCGAGCTCATTTTCGCAGAGATCGGGGATAGGGCGCAGAAGGTTGACCGGGCGCACTTCTTGAAATTTTTCCCAGATGCGCATATCCGGGTAATCACGGAAGGCAAGTGTATCGGTGACCGCAGTCATCCGCGCTGGGGATGGCGCATGAATGATTACCACAAAGCACTCGGACTTTTAGAATCAAATGCAGATATTGCAATCGCATTTGATGCAGATATGCGGATTGTAAGTGATGAAGTAAAGACGATCATGAGGCTCGCCGAGAAGTTTGGCATGTGCTTTCCAGCTAATCCGCGCAAGATGGTAAAGATTGATAACGAGATCGGAGCTGATGCGAAAATAGAGATCCCAGAATATACCGGACTGATGCACGCTGTTAACTGCGGAATCATGGCCATGTATCGGGCGGATATGGTCGCACCTGATTGTGTCAGAAATTTTCTTGAGATCATGGAGAAGTATCCGATGAGGGGGCCGATGGCATGGGCCAAGGCATTTTGTCAAACAAGTTTTTATCCAGGTCTTCTGCCGCCGCAGTGGTGCGTGTGCGCGGAGGATATCGGAATCGGAAATGAGATCGTTTTGCACGTCGGCCATGAAAAGGTCAGAGAGCACTATGCGCGGATCCTTTGAATTCGCCCGGAAGCTATTCAAGATTGAAAAGGCCGTCGAGATAGGCGTCTACGAAGGGGAGAACGCCCTGGACATGCTGCGCCACGGTGTCGGCTTTCTTTATCTCGTCGATCCTTATAGAGCGCACATGAACAATAGCCTCATTACGGACGAGGCGACTTTTGAGGTCACCCAAGAAGAGATGGACCAGGCGAAAGCGGATATGCTTAAAAGGGTCGAGGCGTATCCAGGCAAAACGCAGCTTCTTGAATTCTTTTCAGAAGAAGCGGCGCAGGCATTTAAGGACGACAGCCTTGACTTTGTGTATATCGACTCTGTTCATAGCTACGACGAGGTAAAAAAGGATATTTCTTTTTGGTATCCGAAAGTCCGAAAAGGTGGCGTCCTGGGCGGCCATGACTACGTGACGGCGGCGCCCGGCAGGGCTGGTTACCTTGGTCTGATCCGGGCGGTGGACGAGTTTGTCAAAGAAAAAGGCGTCCACCTTTATACGGGCGGCGCTGATTGGTGGGTGGTGAAGATATGAGCTCCTTCAGCAGATACACTCCCGGCGTCCGGAAGCTCTTAAAATTCCCGGAGCATCTCGCGAAGATCAAACGCGGGGAGCCGGTCGCGCCCCTTCACGTTTCTATCTGGCCAACGAGAAGGTGTCAAGCCGATTGCGCGTTCTGTTGCTGCAGAGAAGAGCGATCGAAACAGGACAGCCTTTCGCTGATGGATTTTTCGACAGCGATCAATGTCTTGGCGAAGTACGGAACGCGGGCCGTTGAGTTTTCAGGAGGCGGCGAGCCTTTGCTGTGGCCGTGGCTTGATGCCGGGGTTGCATATGCCAAGGGGAGGGGGCTTAAATTATCCCTCGTTACAAATGGCCTGGCATTAGGCAAGACGAAGTCCGAAACCCTCGCTAAATTTGAATGGGTTCGCGTGAGCGTTTTGTCAAATGCGCAGATCGAATCCGTGAAATTCAGCGCGATCCCGAAAGGTGTCAATACAAGCCTTTCTTGCATCGTTTCCCCGGACGTCGATTTCGGACGGCTTCATCGTTTCGCAAAGGACAATGGTTTCATGGTTCGCATTGCCGTTAAGCAGCCAAGCGACGTATCTGAGGACGTCATCGGCGCCGGGATTGTCGCGGACTATGGCGAACCGTTCTACTTTTCCAGAAAAGAGAGAGGCACGCCGAAGGGGTGTTATATGCCATGGATCCGGGCGGCGATAGATTGGCGAGGAAATTTCTTGCCGTGTCCGTCAGTCATGCTCACGCCTGGGAATGTGGGAAGGATTGACAAGTCATTTATGCTTTGCCACGTGGACGATCTCGAAGAGTTTCTGACGAAAACGACGCCGCATGACATGGGGTTTAGGTGTGGGTTCTGTAACTGCGGCAAAGAAAACAATGATCTGGTTCACGACATGCTTTCAGAGGTTGCCGATGCCGAGTTTGTNNGGGCTGTTTCCAGGGGGATTGTCTAAATTTCCTGACGGAACATTCTTCGATGCAGATTATTTTGAACGCGGCCGGCAGACCGGAAAAAGCTATTACGAAAATTACCGCTGGATGCCGCGCAGGAGCTTCAGGGAGGCACTTGCCGTGGTAGATGCTCTGGGGCTGGATGAGAAGAGCTATTTGCTTGATGTCGGGTGCGCGAAAGGGTTCCTTGTACGGGCATTGCGAGAGCTCGAAATTCCAGCTGATGGGTGCGACATAAGCATATACGCGTGGGGTTACACTCCCGATGGGTGCTGGCTTTCTAACGATGATGACGCTTGGCGGATTAGAAAAGATTCTTATACCCACGCGTTCATGAAAGACGTTCTTGAGCACGGAACACGCTATCAGATTTTGACGACACTCAAGCTTGTTCGTCAGGTTGCCCCAGCGCTCATGTGCGTTGTGCCGATGGGCGATCACGGAACCTATAGGATCCCGGAATACCACAAGGACATGTCGCACGTGACAGCCGAAAACGAAGAGTGGTGGCGCAGGGTTTTTTCTGAAACCGGGTGGAGGATATACCGAGAGGCCGAGCACGTGCCCGGGATCAAGGACAACTGGCGGCACTATATGAACGGGAACCGGGTATTTTTTTTGGAGCGATCATGAAGTGGATTAACGTCATACTGGCGATCGATGAGCGGATGGACGACGTGCGCGCGTGCGTGAAGAGCCTGCGCGAGGTCTACGGTCCTGGCGTTCCGATCGCTCTCGCGACCTATGGTGGGACATCGGTGGGGCAGCAGCCGGCCGTAGCGAAGTATGCGGCCGAGAACGGCTTTCCGTACATTGATCTTCCGAGGCACGACTTCCTGACGGATGAGGACCGGGCCGAGTGGCATGCGTGCGAAGTTCTGGTGCGCATGCAGATCACGAAGCACTTCGCGGATCTCGGTATCGAAGAGGTCTATATCATGCACGCGGATGTTCGAATCTTTGGGAATTTTAGGCCTTGTTTCCATCCTTCCGGGAAGTGGAGTTTTGTGGCCATATTGTTGCGGGCCGAAGAGAGATTCAGCGAATTGGTCAAAAAGGGCTCCTGGAGCCTCTATTTTGAAAGCAACCCGGCCAGGCTGGCGGATATACTCGTCCGGTATAATTCGGCCTTTGTGGCTCAAATGTACGCAAAATACGGCCACTCTAAAGGTCTATGGGACAAGTGGATTTCCCACTATACGCTTTGGGGCGATTTGGCCCAGTTTGACGTGGCACGTGAAACGGAGGGCTTTACGGGCCGATATATCCAGGATCTCGATGATTCCGGGCCTATTTGTGGCGGCACGGTCTTGCATATGGCGCGACAGGCAATCCCGGCATGTCTGCCAGAGGCGACGCGCAAGGGCATAGACCGGGCAGGGATGCTGAAGAACTACGAAAGGCGGGCCCGATGATCTGGGTCTATGCCGCGGGCGTTTTCGACTTCCTGCACTACGGCCACGTGAGATACCTTGAAGCCGCGAAAAAGCTTGGAGACGTGCTCGTTGTGGGACTTTTAACGGACGACGGCACGGCGCGATACAAGCGTCGACCACTCTTGGCATATGAGCAGCGGTGGGAAACTGTCCGGGCCCTGCGGTGCGTGGACTACATCGTGCGCCAGGAGGACACCGACCCGACAGAGACGTTGAAAATCCTAAAGAACGAACATAAGTGGCGCTTTGACATTCTGGTACGCGGGGATGACTTCCAGGGAAGGCCACCGGGAGCCGACTTCATAGAGGCCGAAGGCGGCCGGGTCGTGCGAATCCCGTATTGCGCTGATATCAGCTCAACCAAGATCAAGGAGTATTTTTCACAATGAAACCAGGTGAGAACTTCGACTTTTTGAACGCGGACGAGGCGACCTTGGACAGATAC